CTCTGCGTCATTCACACACACAACACCCCCTCGTGACCCGCGACTACACCGCCCCCCAGACCGCGCAGGACGCCCCAGGACGGCCGCGTGGCGCTCGCTAGGGTCGATCCGCCGCCCGACGTGCTGTACGGCCACGCACGGCCCCGCATCGCGCCACCCCTCCCGCTGCGTCACGATCTTGCCGGCTACCGCGAGACGGCCGCGACGCTCGACATCGAACCGATGCCGTGGCAGGACACGGCGGCGATGTACGCCACCGCCCTCGATAAGGACGACCGCTACCTGTACCGCGAGTTCGCGGCAGTGGTCGCGCGCCAGAACGGTAAGACGACGTTCACCAAGCCGATCGTCGTGCGCCGCCTGCTGGCTGGTCGCCGGATCATGCACATCGCTCAGGTGCGCGAGCTACCGCGCATCATGTTCGAGGCCATCGCCGATGCCATCGAGGCGTCCGAGCCGGGACTACTGCCGACCCGTCGCGGGAAGACCATCTGGCCCCGGCGCGGCGCGGGTTCCGAGTCCATCGTCCTGAACAATGGCGGGGAGTACCGCATCGCGTCGGCCATCACCGGCGGTCGCGGGTTCAGCTTCGACGACCTGCTCATCGACGAGCTGCGCGAGATGGACAGTTTCGACGTGGTCAACGCCGCGAAACCGGCCCAGCGGTTCAGCGAGAACCCGCAGACCATCTACCTGTCGAACATGGGCACCGACCATTCGGTCATCCTCAACTCGCTCACCGATCGCGCCGGGGACGACCCGTCGCTGGCGTATCTCGAATGGTCGGCCGACCCGGAGTACGACACCGGCGATATCCGCGGCTGGCTCCAGGCAAACCCGTCGGTCGGTCACTATCCTCAGGTCCTCCGCGACCTCCAGCAGGACTACCGCGCCGCGAAGCTGGCCGGCAACCTCGCGGGGTTCGAGACGGAGGCGCTGTGCCGCCGGGTGCCGACCCTACGCGAGCGCCTGGTCGACGCCTACTCGTGGACGCGCTGCGCCGACCCCGACCTCGAGGCCCCGCGGCAGCCGGTCATGGCGGTCAGCATGTCGCCCGACGGCAAGCGCGCATCGGTGGCGCTGGCGTGGCAGGGCCCCACGTCGGTCGGGTTGCGGCTGCTGTACAACGTCCCCGGCGACCCGATCGACATCCCCGCACTCGGTGAGGACATCCGGCGCGACGTGGCGAAGTACGGGGTGCGCCGGATCGGCTTCGACCCCCTCACCGATGCGGAACTCGTCAAGTACGTCAAGAACGGCGAGTCCATCACCGGGCGGCTGTTCGCCAACGCCTCGGCGCAGTTCGTCAACATCGTGAACGCGGGCAAGCTGCGCTGGCAGGACTGCGACGCGGTGACCGACGACCTGACCTGGACGGCACGCAAGGCGCACGACGACACCGGCCACTTCGAGGCGGTCCGGGCGACGGACGACCGATCCATCACCGCGGCGCTCGCCGCCATCCGGGCCGTCTGGCTGGCGTCCGGTCCCAAGCCCCCTGCCGCGAAGGTGATGTGACATGACCGAACCGCTTGACTGGGCGCGCGTCGACCGCGCCGCGCTGGCCGACCCCGACCTCAAGGACCGGGTCCGCCAGTGGGGCCGGATGAACCGCCGTGACGGTCGCCACGTCACCAGCCGGGTCGATGGCCACGACGTCGTGTTCGAGGCGTGGCAGGAGCGCTCGCTGACGCTCGCGTCGCCGTTCGACGACATGGACACCCAGCTCGCGTCGCTCATCCGCAGGTCGTCTCCGTGGCGCTTCCCGAGCATCCGCGCCGCGCTGTCGGTGCCGGCCATCTTCGGGGCGGTGACACTCGTCTCCAACCTGGTCGGGTCGATGTCGATGCGGGCGCTCAAGGGCGAGGTCGAGCTGCCGCCCGACAAGCGGCCGCGGGTCATCATCCGGCCCGACCCGTTCACCATCCCGCGCGAGTTCTACCGGGGCACGACGTACAACCTAGCGTCGCGGGGCGAGGCCGACTGGTGGATCGCCAGGCGCGACGGCGACGACCAGGCGCTGTCCATCATCAACATGCCGCCGCACGAGGTCACCATCGAGGAGAACCCGCGCGACCTGCGCTTCCCGATCGTCCACTGGCGCGACCGGCTCATCCCGAACGACGACTTCCGGCAGCTCGTGTGGGCGCGCGAACCGGGCGAGCTGCGTGGCGTCGGGCCGTTGCAGATGTGCGGTGCGGCCATCAGCGTCGCTGTCGAGGCGCAGGAATGGGCGGCCAACTTCTTCGGTGAAGGCGGCCATCCGTCGGTCCTCATCAAGACCGCCAACGAACTCGACCCGACGCTCGACGCGAGCGGCAACTCCGAGGCTGACATCCTGCGCAACCAGTGGATCGACCGGCCGAACAATGTGCCGCGGGTCATCGACCCCGGCATCGAGTCGGTGACCGAGATGGGGGTCAACCAGCAGGGCGGCCAGATGCTGCTGTCGCGCGACTACCAGGTCGGCGAGGTCGCGCGCATGTTCCACATCCCCGACTCGCTGCTGTCGTACGCGGTGGCCGGTTCTTCCCTGACCTACCAGAACGTCGGTCAGGAGTTCGACAAGCTGCGCCGGCAGTGCCTCCAGCCCGACTACATGGAACCCATCGAGCAGACCATGACCGACCTCCTGACCCGTTCCATCGTGGCGCGGTTCAATGCCGACACGCTGACCCTGGCCGATATCAAGACCCGGTATGAGGTCTACGGGATGGGCATCGAGTCGGGCATCATCGACTCCGAGGAGGCACGCCGGTTCGAGGGGCTGGCCCCCGGCGACGTCGAGAACGCCGCGGTCCCGTTCGCACCGCCCGCCGCCATCCCCGCCGCAACGCAGCTTCGCTCCGGCCCGATCCGCTGTGACGGGTCCGTGGTCCGGCAGGGCATCCGTAAGCGGTGCAACAAGCTGCTCGCCGAGGCGGGCGGGTTCGTCGGGACGTGCCCCCGCTGCCACAAACCCCACATGGCCGCCATCCCGGAACCCCCCGCCGGGATGGCGGGCCTTCGCGAATCGGTCGACGCGCTCCTCGCGATGCGGTCGGAGCCGGTCGTCATCGCCGAAGGTGCGGTGCAGGTCACCGTCAACATCCCCGACCAGCCCGCCCCGGTCGTCAACATCGCCGCACCTGAGCCGCCCCCTCTGGCCCGCGTCACCCGCATCGAGCATGACGACGACGGCGTGATGGTCATCCGGTCCGAGGCGTCATAGGGGTGGAGGCCGAAGACGCGATCATTCGCGCCGCGGTCGAGGCCGACCTCCAGAAGCGCGCGCGCGGCGCGACCGACGCGCAGATCGTCGCGGCGCTTACCGGCGAACAGGGACCCCGCGGTGAGACGGGCGACCAGGGACCGCAAGGCGACCCCGGCGTACCGGGCGAGAAGGGCGAGAAGGGGGACAAGGGCGACAACGGTGCCAAGGGACCGAAGGGGGACAAGGGGGCAAAGGGGGACAAGGGCGACGAGGGACCACCCGGCCGGTCGGGGGTCGTGCGCCAGATGGTTGGCGGTGGTGGCGGCAAGGGTGGCGGATCCGCGCTGACCGTCAAGGACGAGGGCACCACCCTCGATACCGCGGTGGAGTCGATCGACTTCGTCGGGGCCAATGTCGCAGCGACCAACGTCGGCCATGCGGTCACGGTCACGGTCACCGGCGGGAGCGGCGGCGGAACCCCATCCCCTACCGTCGAGTCGGAAGCGACCTTCGGCATCAGCCCCGCGGCGGGCACCGACGCGGAGTACTCGCGCGGCGACCACACCCACGGCTCGCCCACGAACCCGGTCCCGGCCCACGAGGCGGCGGCTAACCCGCACCCCGGCTACCTGACCCCCGCCGAAGGTGACGCCGCATACGATCCGCTCGGCGCAGCGGCAGCCCGCGCACCCGCCGACGCGGACTACCTGGTCGGCACGGCCAACGGCGGGCTGTCGAATGAGATCGTGGTCGGCACCACACCCGGCGGCGAACTTGGCGGGACGTGGGGTTCTCCCACGGTAGACACGACGCACTCAGGCTCGGCGCACCACGATCCGGTCACGGTCGGTGCCGGCCTCGACGTGGTGGGCCAACTCGTCACGCTCGACCTGTCCGAAGTCGCATCCGGGGGCGAGCTGGGCGGGTTCATGGACGCGCCGACCATCGACGCTACACACGCTGGGTCAACGCACTCGGCAGCTACCGACGCTCACATCGCCGACGCCGCGGACGCGCACGACGCCTCGGCCGTCTCCGTGGTGCCGTTCGGGACCATCGCCGCCACGACCGTACAGGCGGCGCTCGAGGAGATCGTCGCGGAATCAGGGAGCGGTGCCCCGTTCCCGCCGTGGACCGAAGGCGGACACGGGGACGTCGTAGCGCAGACCGATAACGGTTCGGTTCCGCTGACGATCGTCGGCAGCCTCGTCATGGACGGCGGGTCGATCAAGGGCGTCGAGGGCACCGGGCTCACGTTGACGACCGAGAACCCGAGTGGGGGGACACCGGGGACCATCCGGGTCACGACCCCGCTTGACAATGACGGCGACATCAACGTCACGGCGGGCGTCGGTCTGTCGGGTGCCCCAGACTTCGGCGTCGGCGGGACCGTCGCACTGCGAGCCGGTAACAGCCTGGCGACGAACGGCGGCGGCAATGTGTGGCTGTTCGCTGGGTCTGGGGACGGGTCCACTACGGCTGGATCGCAGGTCCTGATAAACGGGGGATCCGGAAACGGCGTCACTGGCGGCGGGGTGTCGCTATTCGGCGGCTCCGCCACGACCGGCGGTGCCCTGATGTTGCAAGCGGGCCCCGGTGGGCTGACCGTCGGTGCATACGTCAACCTATCGGGCGGCACCGCATCCGACGATGGTGTCATCTCCATCCTGACCGACGCCTCCACCGGCACGCTCGGGCAGGTGTTGACCGCTGACGGCGCGGGTGCGGCGACATGGGAGGACGGCGGCTCCGGTTCCGGCGATGCCCTGACCGACGCCATCACCCAGACCGGCCACGGGCTCGCGGTCGGGGACGTGGTCAAGCTCGACGGCACCGACTACGTCGTGGCTCAAGCCGACTCCGCCGTCAACGCCGAGGTCGTCGGCATCGTGTCGGCGGTGGCGGGGGCGGACGACTTCACGCTGACGACCCACGGGAAGATCAGCGGACTCTCGGGGCTGACGGCGGGCACGGCCTACTTCCTGTCCGACACCGTGGCCGGAACGCTGACCGCCACCGAGCCCACCGATGCGGACACCATCTCGAAGCCGGTCCTCATCGCGGACACCACGACGACAGGCTACATCTTCAACTTCCGGGGCATCCTCAACGACACGGCCCCAGGCGGGGGCGGCGGCGGGAGCGCGCCGTACAGCTTCGACTACTTCCTCCGGGGGGAGCCGTTCTGATGCCGGACCTGACGGACTTCTCCATCACCGTGCTGTCCAACGCGAACGTCAACCTACCGCGGGCGCAGATCAGCGCGAAGGTCGTCGACTCGGCGAACCAATCGTTGGTGCTCGCCGACTTCACCGGGGCCAACGCCATCATCTTCCCTGCCGTCCTGTCCACCCTCTCGGTGGCTGACCGGCGCGAACTGGCGCAGATGATCGCGAGCTGGCTCATCATGCGCAGGGCCGGTCTGGGATGACGGTCTACTACGTCCGCAAGTCGGGCAACGACGGCGCAGCCGGGACCACGCCCGCGACCGCCTGGCTGACCATCGCCAAGGCGCTCGGGGCGGCGGGCATCGCGTCGGGCGATACGGTCTACATCGGGGCCGGGACCTACCGCGAGACGGTCACCGTCGCCATGACCTCGGCGACCGTGGAGACGTTCGTCATCGGTGACGTCGACGGATCCCATACCGGCGACTCCGGTGATGTCATCTGGACGGCCTACACGACCAACGACACGACGGCCCCCGCCGCCGCGGCGACCCTCACCCTGTCGGCGCGCGACTTCCTGACGTTCGTCGACCTGACGATCCTGGGCGGGGATGCGGCCACGAGCTGCATCGTCGCCAGTGCCATCAGCACCAACATCAAGCTCACCCGCTGCACGCTCATCACCGGACGCAACGGCGTGGTCATCGGCGTCACCGGGACGGCCGACACGGCGCTGGACTGGACCATCGACTCGTGCATCCTGATGGGCTTCCAGAGCGCCGCCCTGGTGCTGTTCACCCTGCCGACGAGCGCGTCCGCGGACTACAGCGCGGACGTTCTCATCCAGAACACCGTGTTCATGGGACCGCCGGCGAACGTCGCCCTCGCCATCACCGCGTCGGGTGCCAGCGCATTCAAGGGCGGCGGGGTGGACGCCTACAACTGCACCTTCGTATTCGCCTCGCAAGCGGTGGTCACACAGTCCGCGAACGTGGCGACGAGCCTTCCCTGCCACGTCTACAACTCGGTCATCTACGGGCTCCAGACGACCGCCTGCCTGTCGGCCACGACATCCGGGCAGATCGTCGAGGACTACAACTGGATCGTCGGCACCATCCCCCGGAGCAACGTCTCGGCGGGCGGCAACTCCACCGCGTCCGGGGCCAACGGTGCCATCGCCAAGGCTCCCCTCCTCGAGTTGGGGCAGTCGTGGCTGTACGGCCGCCGCCCCCGCCCGTTCTTCTCCCCGATGTCGGGCTCGCCGCTGCTGGGGTTCGGGGCACAAGCGGGTGGGCCGGCTATCGATCTCGCGGGCGGGCCGCGGCCGTCTGGCGGGGCGACCTATGCGGTCGGGGCGTACGAACGGGGCAACTCGTTCCGCCGGGAGACGGGCACCGTCCGGACCGGCTCGAACGCGATCGGCATCACCGGACCCGGCTACCAGGACTTCACCGCGCGAGTGGATGCGGTGCCGACCGACATCACCGCGTACGTCCAGTGGGACGCCACCTACGCGGGCACGAAGCCGAAGATGCAGATCCTCAACGGGACGGAATGCGGAGTGGCCGATGCCACCGACACGGCCACCGGCTCGTCCGGATCGTGGGAGCAGCTATCGCTCACCTTCACGCCGACGGCCAAGGGCATCGTCAAGGTCCGGTTCCTGTCATCCGATACCAACGGAGGCGGCCAGATGTTCGTTGACGACCTCCTGGAGAGCCAGTGACCGGCTCGGCGTTCCAGCTCTCGGCCGGTGGCGTCCCGGTCGGCGGGATCATCTTGTGGTCGGGGACCATCGCCACGATCCCGACCGACTGGGCGCTGTGCGACGGCACGGCCAACTCGCCGGGGCCGGACCTCCGCGACAAGTTCATCGTCGGGGCGACGTCGGACGATGCGGGCGCGGCCAAGACGAACCTCACCGGCTCTCTCACCCAGTCGGGCGGGGCGACGACGCACAGCGACCACTCCGCGTCAGGCGCGGCGGTCAGCGCGCACTCCCTCTCGACGAACGTCGGGATCGGCGCGCACTCGCTCACCACGAGTGTCGGCATCTCGGCCCACGCCAACGCGGCAGTCTCGGCGCATAGCCTCTCGACCAACGTGGCACTCAGCGCCCACGCGAACGGCGCGGTATCCGCGCACGCACTCGGGACCAACGTGGCGCTGTCGGCGCACTCGCTGTCGACGAACGTCGCCATCGCCGACCACACCCTGACGACTAGCCAGGGCCGGACCTCGACGGCCTCGACGCGGGCATTCGTCACGACCTCGGGTGCTGTGAGCCACACGATCACCCAGCCGGTGGTACAGGACCACAGCATCACCCAGCCTGCCGTCAACGCCCATACGGTGACGCAACCCGACGCCCACGCCATCACCCAGCCGGTCGTCAACGCTCACAGCATCACCCAGCCGGACGCGCATGCGGTGACCCAGCCGGTGGTCGGGGACCACGCCATCACTCAGCCGGTGGTCAACGCCCACAGCATCACGCAGCCGGCCATCGGCGCGGGCTCGAACATCCCGCCGTACTTCGCGGCCGCCTACATCCAGCGGATGGCCTAGATGCTGGCAGTCGAGGCGAAGGTGAAGCTCGACATCGGATCGGGCGAGTTCCGTTACCAGGACTACACCACGGTCGACCTGTTCGACCCGCACGCCGACGTCGCGGCGGACATGGGCGATCTGCCGTTCCCGGACGACTCGGTGTCGGATATCTGGGCCAGCCACGTCCTCGAGCACCAGAAGCCGGACCTCGTGCAATCGACCCTCCGCGAGTGGCTGCGCGTCCTCGAACCCGGTGGCGTCGCCCGGATCATGACGCCCGACCTCGACTACGCCTGTCGGGCGTGGCTGGAGCGCAAGCCGGGGGCGCAGTCGATGATCTTCGGGATGTACGAGGGCCACGGTCAGGTGCACTACCTCGGCTGGGGCGCGGTCGAACTGCGCGACGAGCTCCAGGCGGCGGGCTTCGAGGTGCTGACCTGTCAGGGGATCCGCGAGTCCATCTACTCCAACCTCGGCGGGACGTACTGGCACGACATGGTCAACATCTACGCGGAGGCACGGAAGCGGTGAACGACTCGGTCCTCGTCGGCTGTCCGACGTACTCCGGGCTGGCGTCCTGTCTGGACGACTACCTCGCGGCCTACTCGGCGCTCGAATGGTCGAACCGGACGCTCATGCTGGTGGACAACACCGCCGACGACGGGGCGTATGCCCGCGAGATCACCCCGAAGGTCGAGGCGGTCGGCGGCTACGTCAAGCGGATCGAACCGTCCGACGACTGGAACGACACCTTCTACCGGGCGTGGGGGGTGCTCTGCCAACACGCCAAGTGGAACGGCTACGACTGGGTGCTGTCCCTGGAGCAGGACGTCATCGTCCCGCCGCTGACGCTCGACACGCTGCTCAACGTGGCGGGCTACATCGACGCCCCGTTCGTCACCCACACCTACCCGTACCACGGCGGCAAGCCCGGTTTCTACCAGGGCCTCGGCTGCACGCTCATCAAGACGGAGCTGCTCGTCGGGGCGCTGGAAGTCCGCCATCATACCCTGCCGTTCGTCGAAGCGGCCATCTACGACGTGGCGAAGCGCAACAGCCACGCCGTACTCCACGAACTGCTCGACATCAAGCACGTCGATGCCGACAACCGCCACTGGGCGTTCATGGGAACCACGAACGATGAGGTGGCGGTAGGCATCGAATGATCGACGCCATCGCGCGAGAGGGCCACTTCATCGACCACGTCATCCCGATCTGGCTCGCGCTCCCGGCCGAGTCGCGCGGCACGTTCTGGGCCAACGGCGTCCGTCCGGGGGTGCCAGGCATGGTGTCCGGCATGCCGCCCATGTCCAAGGTGCCGACGCTGGTGGCATCGGCCGGCGACCTGAAGCGAGCGAAGGTCACGGGTCGCCCGGTGGCGCTCATGGAACATGGCTGCGGGCAGTCGTTCGGTGGCGACCCCAAGTCGGCGGATTCCATCAGTTACGCGGGTGGCGCGGGGCGGGACGCGTCGATGTTCCTCCATCCGGGCGACCATCCCGCGAGCCGTGACCGGGCGCGCTATCCCGCCGCCCGCATCGAGGTCGTGGGCTGCGCCAAGCTCGACGGCCTGCCGCGCAAGCCGGAGCCGGACTCGGTCGTCTGCGTCAGCTTCCATTGGAACTGTCCGGTCAGCCCCGAGACGCGCACGGCACAGCGGGCGTTCGAGGCGCACGTCCGCGCCCTCGCGAACGAGTACAAGGTCATCGGCCACGGCCACCCGCGGATCATGCGGCGACTGGCCATCTGGTACAGGCGGGTCGGCATCGAGCCGGTGGACACCTTCGAGGAGGTCTGCGAGCGGGCAGACGTGTACGTCAACGACGCATCATCGACGCTGTTCGAGTTCGCCTCGACCGGCCGTCCGGTCGTCGTCCTGAACCCGTCCATCTACCG